GCCGCCGGGGATGACGCGGGAGAAGTTGCCGTTGCCGTCAGTGCCGAAAGCCGGAACGCTCACATTACGACCAAGATATGCGCCGAGGTCTCCGTATAAATCTAGGCGCGTGCCGACACCGCGAATTGTGCTGACATTGGCGTTCGCGTAGACAAAAGTCACAACGCGAGTTTCCGTAGGTTTTTGGGGGGTTCCAAAAGAGGCAATTTCTCCGGCATCGGGATTTCCATTTACGGTAACATTATTTTTGACATCAAGACCGTTATTTATATTCAGCTTGCCATTCACCGTATGGCTATTGCCCGAGGTAGTGCCGAGCGTGACGTTGCCTTGTAGGTTGGAAGTGCCAGTAACCCCCAGAGTACCGCCAACAGTCGCATTGCCAGTGACAGATGCAGATGCAAGCGTTGCATTGCCCTGCACAATGTCAGCAGTGAACGTGATAGCACTTGTACCGAGCGAGATTACGCTGCTGTTCAGCGTGTACCTCTTCCCTGCATTGGTCGTGCCGCCAGTCACGTACACATCGCGGCCACGCACAAACTCGGCAACCACATTGGCGTCATTGGTACGAGTCCAAGAGCCTGAGCCGGTCAGGTAGATACCATTGGCAGACTGCGTGGTCTGATCCTTAACCAGGATGCGCGTTGCGCTAGTCAGCACACCATCAATTGTCTGCTCGCCAGCTAGCGTGATGTTGGCAGTGGTAGCCAGAGCAACCGGCAGGAACGTAGCGCGAGCAGCCGCCATGACATCATCAATGATGTCCAAGTCAGCATTGAGCTTCGTGCCCCAAGTGTCTGCGCTGGCACCGATCTCTGGCTTCGTCAGTGCAAAATTTGTAGTGAGCGTATCAGCCATTTGCAGGCTCCCAATCGGTTGTCGTCACGGTCGAGTCGTAGTAATCGTCCACGACATAATCCTGATCAAAGTACAGGTCTGCTGATTCCCAATCGGCAATGGACTCATCCAATTGTCAGCCCTCGCACTTGTGGCGTCGTGCCGTGGAACTGAGACTGATCATCGTTCTTCTCGATCTCATCAATGGCCGAGTCAAACAGAGTTGCCCAAGTAGTCGCGTCATCCTTGAGATACAGAGCACCCTGCACAAGCGCGCCATACAGATAGGCGTCGTAGTGCTGCTCAAGCATCCAGTTGCTCGGATTTTCGCCAGAAAGCGCAGGTATCTGAGCGTAATAGACCATCTCTACCGTCAGCGTATTAGTAGGCGGCGGAATCAGCTCAAGGCGATTGGCAACGATGCTGAAGAATCGCGTCTTTCGAGCATGATTCTTCTGCATGATCTTGTCTGCCTCCTGCGGCGTGACATACTGCAATGCCGTCACTGGAGTCGTATTGATCTGGATATTGCGCATCTCTTGGAAATCAGACGGCAGAGTAGAAAACTGCGTGCTGATTGCAGTCGTGACACGATTCTCCATCTGGCGTGTGCGAACCACTCGATTCAGACGAGTCTCACACAAGCGGATAAAGGTCGGAATCTTGTCTACCACGTCTTGGTTATCCAAGAATGCGGCAATGTCATCCTGTAGCGTCTGATAGCTCATATTTTGTCAACCGTGCGCAGATGGCAGTAGTCGCGTGAGTTCAGCTTGGCAAGGATGTATGCCCCTTCCTCCTTTGGGTCTAGGCCCTTAGCAGCAGCCTCGCCCTTCCACTTGTAATACAAGGTCAGCGGAATGGTGCCGACCTTTTTGCCGAGGCCGTGATCCTTCTCGTTCAGTCCTGCATTCCGTTCAATCTTGTTGCGATCAAGGATGCCGGAAACGTCCTGCACATTCTCAATGACAGCGCGATCAGTAGCGGCATCATAGTGCCAGTACTGCGTAATGCCCGTGAACGGGTCGTGATCAAAAAGTCTCTTGCCCATTACTGTGCCTCGGTAATGTTCAGCACGCCAGCAGCAGTCACCTGAAGCGCAGCAATCTTGTCGCCAGGATTCACTGCGATATATTCGCTGATGCCTGCGGGCAGATAGGTACTGGCAGTGGTAGCCGTGGGATTGGTTCCAACAGCGATATAGCAAGGCTGCGTGGCGACGATTCGTGCCTGAGTCGCGGTCGAGCTAAGAGCAGCAGACTGCGCGCTAGTGGCATTGAAAGACACATTGACGCTGGAACCAATGTATAAGGTTCGCGAAATCTGGCCGTTGGAATCTTTGCGTTGCGTGGACATTATCAGTCTCCAAAGATTAAGGGGGCCATCTCTGACCCCCTTATTCTACCACCTTACGGGGTGATTGCGCGGGCAACACCGTGAGCGCGTTCGTTGTTCACACGAACACCCCATTCACAGATGATCATCATCTTGTCGGCGTCACCAGTCTTCGCCAGTTCGATCTTCTCAAACGGACGCAGCATGGCAATCGAGGCCATCGACGGGTCAACGTGGTAGGCAACGGTCGTCGGCATGAAGCGGCACGGAACCACTTCCAGATTGCCAAAGTCGCTGACGTAGATGTCGGCAGCACCGATGATCTGCGACGGCTGACCGCCCTGAGCGTTGTAGCGCTGCTGAGCAATACCGGCAAAAGACGAGACAGCCTGCTTCAGCGTGGCACCGACCATCAGCATCTTCGCATCACCACCGTTAGCCCAGACCGAAGCGATGACCGACTTCAGGATGGCTTCAGTGTAGGTGCGCGAAGTGCCAGCCGAACCAGCAGCGTTCGGGTAGCCCGAGGTCGTGCCGCTCAGGGTCGGGTTGCTGCCGGTAGCGCCGTTGCTGGTGTTGGTACGCAGGAAAGCGCCAAAGCCAGCGGTGTTACGGGCAACGGTCGAGGAGCCAGCAACGGCAGCCTGACCCGAGGTGGCGATGGTTTCCATGTCGCGCTTCAGTTCAGCAGCGCGCTTTGCCATCTGGTAAGCCATTTCCGACTTACGGCCAGCCTTGTCCACAGCTTCCAGAGTGCCAGAGACAGTCACGGTCTTGCGGCTGATCTGGGTGTAGTTGCCCATACGAGCGGTCGGAGCAGGCTCAACTGCCGGAGCGTCATCGCCTTCAATCTGAGCGTTGGCGCTGTCAGCAGCGGCGAGGGTGTCTTCCTGCCATTCAAAGTAGGTGGACTTGGCGACAGTCTTGCCCACGTTCGAGATGAACGGGGTTTCCTGCGGCGAGATGTTGTAAATGACGTTTGCGAGGTCTTCGCGGATGCCTTTAGCGTCGTAGCTATCAAAAGTACCAGTCGGCTGAGCCATGATTCAATCCTCAGAGAGTTTTCAGAAAGTAAGCGGCGGCGTCATTAACGCTGCCAGTTTTCGCCAAGCGCTGCTTTGCACGTGTACTCTCGGATACCTCAGCTTTCGGTCTGGACTTAACGACAGGCGAAGTTTGTGGCTTCACTTCCTGGCGCTTGGCAACCAGCTCCCGATAACGCATGGCATCACGCATCAGCGCTACCGCTCGCGCATCGTACACCTGGGACAATTCCTCATCGGTGTAGCCATACTGCTTTGCAGTGTCACGGATACGCACCTGCTCGGCTTTCTTGGTGTCAGCATCAACCCAATCGGGAATAAGCTGGTTAACCAGTTCAGCCTGCTCGGCAAGATACCGCTGCATCTGTGCTGCTTGTTCCTGATGCTGGAGCCCTGCAATCCGCTGCTGTTCTTGAGCAATCGCCTGACGCTGACGGTCATACTGCATCACCTGAGACAACTGCTGTGCATAAGCAATCGGGTCAGTGTATTGCAGACTTTCATCAACCTCTGGTGCCTGCTCCAGCTTGGCGGCTAGCTGCCCCAACAACTGAGCGTACTGCGCACGTTCTGCACGAATTTGCTCAAACTCTGCCTCTGCGGCCTTCCGCTGTTCGGCTAGTGCCTGAGTTTTCTTCGTGTAGTCTTGGGTTCGGCTGTAGCCTCGCAGCAATTCATCTTCGTGAACCTCAACTTCTTCGCCGTCAACTTTGACTTTGAATGTCTTGGCAACCGGCTGCCGCTCGGTTTCAATCTCACCCTCTTCGGAATCGTCAGCCTCGTCATCCACCTCGTCGGTGGCGACTACTTCCTCTTCCTGCTCGGCCTGACTTTCTTCGGATTGTGCCGGTTCGGCGTCCAGAATACCCATCATGGCATTTACAGCATTGAAACTTCCCGTGGGATTGGTTTCTGCGCTCATATTATCACCTATTATTCGACTGCGCGACGCTTGCGCACTTTGACTTCGTGTTCGGCCTTGACGCCGTTCTGTTCAGTG